GTGACTGAGAGCGTTGCTCTTGCAATCACCAAAGAACGCGAAGACGCCAAAATGTCCTACGAGGACATGAAACAAAAGTACGATGAAATGATGTCCAAAGCTTCCAAAATGAAGGAAGAGATGGACGTCATGGAAAAGGAAATGCAAGGCAAGTGCGATTCCGCTGAGGGTCGTGCTGACGCCCTGGCTGAGCAGGTGGAAGAGCTGAAAGGCGAACTTGCTGCTGCTCAAGAAATCAACCTTGATTCCATGGTTGAAGAGCGCGTGGCTCTCATTGAGAAAGCCAAGCCTGTCCTGGATAGCGCTTATGAATTCACTGGCAAAACTGCCCGTGAAGTGATGGTTGATTCCATCAAAGCAGTGCGTGGTGACGAGCTTGATCTTTCTGAAAAGAGCGACGACTACGTGCAGGCAATGTTCGACACTCTCTCTGAGGGTCGTTCTGATTCTGCCACCACTGATGAGCTGCGTAAAGCCGTAGCTTCCATTGCTTCTCCTGTTTCTGCGCCGTCCGCTTATATGGATATGCTGCAGAATGCATGGAAGAAGCCCCTTTCCATCTCCAAGGAGGCTAAGTAATCATGGCCGTAACTTTCTCTGCTTCGGGCACTGCCTCCGCTGGTGGCGTGCAACAGAGCTATGCTCTGGAGCACACTGCACTGCTGGAAGGTCAACTGTCCGATATTCGCGACAACACCATTGGCACCTACATCAACGAAACTGGCGCTGTGCTGCCTTTCGGTAATGTGGTTGTCTACAACACCGCTGGTACTGCTGCAAACTCTGCTGCTACCATTTCTGGCGCTTCTGACACCGTTCAGGGTGTGAACGTTCTCACCTATGTTGACGAAACCGCTCTGGATTCCAATAACCGTCCTGGCGTGAAGAATCAGCAAGTGCTGAACGTGGCTAACGAAGGTGCAGTGGCTGTCTATGTGACTGGCGCTGTTTCGCCCACTTCGCCTGTGCGCGTGCTGTATTCCGCTAGCGGCACTGGCAAGGCTGGTCAATTCTCGCATGCTTTTGCTTCTGGTAAAACCGTTCGCCTCGCTGGCGCACGTTTCCTGAGCACCACCACTTCCAGCGGCATTGCAATTCTGGAGCTGAATGGCCCCAGCTTTACTCTTTCCGCTGATTCTTGATAGGAGACCCTAACAATGCCTGAATTCCGTATGGATGACGCGGGTCTGTTCCTTGAGCGTCAGCTTGAGTACATCCGCCCCCAAGTGTTTGAAGTGCAGTATGCGGATATTAAGTATCCGACCATTCTGCCTGTCACTAGTGAAGCTGGCCCTGGCGCTCAGACCTTCACCTATCGCATCATGGACTCCACTGGTGAGTTCAAGCTGATCGCTGATGCTGCTGACGATCTGCCCCGTGCTGACATCAGCCAAGTTGAGAAGAGCATCAACATCCGCTCCTTCGGCGGTTCCTTCGGTTACACCGTGCAGGAACTGCGTGCCGCTCAGATGGCCAATATCGCCCTGGAGCAGCGTCGTGCTGCTGCTGTGCGTCGCGCCTATGAGGAGAAAGTGGAAGAAGTGGCTCTGTTTGGTGAGAGCACTGTTGGTCTGTCTGGTTTCTTCAACAACTCCACCGTGGATGTTGTTGCTGCTGACAAATGGTTCACCGATAGCGGCACCACTGCTCAGGAAATGCTTGAGCTGCTGAACTATGGCGTGAGCGCCATTATCAACGCCTCCAAGATGAAGGAGCAGCCCGACACCATCCTCATGGCTTATGAGGACTACAACAAGGTGAGCACCACTCGCAACTCCGACAGCTCGGACGTGACTGTGCTGGAATACTTCCTGCGCACCAATCCCTACATCCGTAACGTTGAGCCCATCAACCAACTGGATGCTGGTAACAGCGTGCTGAATACCAACCGCATGGTTGTGTACAAGCGTGATCCCGAGAAGGTGCAACTGCACATTCCTCAGCCCCTGGAACTCTTCCCGCCCCAACAGCGTGGTCTTGAGTTCATTGTTCCCGCTCATGCTCGCGTGGGTGGCGTGGCTCTGTACTATCCCAAGAGCGTTATCTACGTTCAGGCTTCCGCCTGAGGATAGTTGATCAAGGGAGGGGCGTTAAGCTATGGACAATTGTTTCTTTTGAACAATGCTCATTGCTTATCGTCCCGAACTTGAGAACCCGCCCCGTGAAGGCGGGTTTGGCATTATTACGCAAACTGGCATGATTCAACTCACGCCTGGTCTTAATCAAGATATTCCAGAGCATCAATGGAAGGTGGCTCGTGAGAATAGGGCGGTTAAACGCCTTATGAACATTGGAGCCATCGAGGAAGTGCGTGAGCAAATCATGGTGGAAGACATTCCTCAAGATGTGCAAACGCTTTCTCAAATGCCAATGGTGGAAGCCATCCGCATGATTGAACTCATTCATGACCCGGATCAGTTGAATGGCTGGAAAAAGATTGAAGGTCGCGTAAGGGTGCGCAATGCCATTAATAAGCGCATTGAAAACATTCGCATTGGGAAAGCCTGATTATGGCCGTCACTTATGCGAGTTTTCTTGAGCGGTTTCCTGAATTTACTCCCCATCCATCGGGGATTGTAAATGGTGCCATCTCTGAAGCCACTTACGATGCTTCTGCAGATGTATTTGGGGAACAAACTGATAGGGCCGTGAAATTCCTCGCTGCTCATATTATTGCCATTCAGCTTGCGCAGATGGGCATTCAAATTGGTGCTACTGACGGCAAGGTGTATGGCGAGGGGCTAGATGCCACTCAATACGGTCAAGAGTTCAAGCGCATGCTGAATCTTCTTCCTTCTTCTTCTGTTGGTTTCGTTGTATGAGCAATTTCCTGGAGCCACTTGCCAATTCCGCGCTGGTATGGCCAGTGGCTTCGGCCTATGCGCTTGATAGCGAAACTGGAAATTACGTGGCTGTCGCAACGGGCATTACTTACTATGCATCGTTAAGACAAAAACGCAATCCTCAGTACGATTATTTGCTTGGTGCAGACCAGACTGCCGTCTATATGGAAGGTCGTCTTACTTTTCCGCTTACGCTATCTGGCGTGACGCCTGGAGATTCTGCTCAAGCAATTATCAATGGGAGAGAAGGGCGCTTTGAATTATTACCAAACGAGGAGATTGCTATTCATTATTGGCAGTTCCTCGGCACGCCAATTAGGGGAATTTTTAGACTAATTGGCAAAGGAAGCGTTGACAATGCTTAATCGAGCATGGCGCCGCTTAATCATTCTTTCCTTCCATTGAGGAATTTCTCATGCTCTACCATCCCACTGAGCTGGTGAAGAGCCAAGACGTGATTGTGCGTGTTGGCTCTATTTCTGGCACTGCACGCCCTATTATCACCCAGAGCGGCGCTACCTTCACTGTAAGCGGCGCTCCCACCCTCTACACTCTGCAAGCCGCTACCACGGCTTCTGTTGCCTTTAATGATGGCAACCAGGAATTCTACCTGCTTGGCGGCGGCGGTTTCGCTGATAGCGTGATTGTTACCAGCCAAGCCACTGCTTCCGTTACTTCCTACTTCCAGAAGGACGTTGATGGCACCACTTTCCTGCCCAATAGCTTTGACGAAGCATTCCAAGTGATCAGCTCGGCTCGTTACGACAAGAACGCTGAAGTGTACGTGGAAATCAACAAGCAGCTTGGTGCTTCTGGTACCACTTATTACTATGATCGCGTGGCCTACGTGGGTCGCGTGATGAACTATAACGAGAGCTATCCTGCCGATAACCTCGTGGAATGCACCTTCGATCTGATTAGCCGTGGTCGCATTGGCATTCACCAGAATGCTGAGAACACTGGCTCGCTCATCCCTTCGGCTCCTAATAGCTGATTCATCTTTCCATAGATCTTTGCTAGCCTTCCCTTACGGGGAGGCTATTTTATTGTGAACATTGCGCAACTTCGGGAAACGGTCACTGAACTACTTTCTGCATCACCTAATTTAATCGGCACTTATACTCTGGCCAATGGCTCCACGCTTCCTTCGGTGTATGTGGTGGGCAGGCAAAGCGTGCCAAATGAATGGAAGGTAAAAGGGCTTGAAGTGACAATTGAAGAATTTGCTTCCGTTTCCCCAAGGGCAATGGTTGGTAAAGTACAAAATAGTAAGCAATGGACTATAGTACTAGTCGATTACACGCCGAGTTCCGACGCTTTACAGAAAGCGGCGGAACGCATGGCACGACGTTTTCCTGATGCGCAATTTTCATTCCGCCCTGAATCTGATGTTGTGTACGGCCAGTATCGCATTAGAATTCCAGACACAGAGTTATTAACCGTATATCCACGATCGTGAAAATTTTAAAGAGTAAATGCGAGAAAATTTGGTTATTTGACGTAGAGATAGACGACATTTCAATTAAGGCTGGCTTAGCCTGCTTTCTTTCTCAATGCTCAGCTTTTGCGTTGTTTCCTTTCCAAGGAAAAGAAATCGAGGCCTGCTTACCATTGAACGCAATAAACAGTGGTGTGCCACTCAGAATCACGAATGCTAGACTCTTTCTGCAACAAGGAAAGTCATGAGCAAGTATTCAAACATCTTTCTGCTTAGCAACGCGGAGTACGAGGATATTGGCGAATCCTTAAGGCTTCGGAAATATGGAAGCTGGTTAGCCGAAGAGGTTTGGAAGCGTGAAGAGCAAGGACAAAAACGTGCTCAGTTCACATTGCGGGCTATTGCTTTGGCAAAAAAGATTGCCATAGAAAAAAACATTAGTCAAGAGGAAGCTTTTGCGCTTCTTCAAGGGGATGGTGAAAGCGAAAGTGTTTTATCTGAATATTCCGAAGACGCAGTATCGCTAATGAGCACAATGCCATCTGCCAGTGATCAGTTTGGAGAGCTAGTGACAATTTTCTTCCGAAATCGAGGTGAGATTCTAAGCGGCAAAAAATGGTCTGCTACGGACGATTGGACTACTGAAGATACAGAGAAGCTCCCGCAAGCATGGCTGGAGCAAGTGGAAGCATTTATGGCTAGCGAGGATCGAGGGCAGGTATCGTTGACTACAGAAGAACAAGAAGAGGAAGGCGAGGGGGACAAAGGAAAAAACTAATAGAGCGGCTTGCAATGCAAGCCGACGAGACTATTAATAATGGCACTGATTGGACTGAAGTGTACTGCCAGTTATTGTCATTGCATCTCAATGACCCATTATTTCAAGCGAAAAATTTTTCTAAGCTGCCCATAAAACTGCTCGCTGATGTGCTTGAAAAAGGATACAAAGCCATGCAAATGAGAACCAATGCTGCAAGTATTAGCACTGCTAAGCTTGCGATGGTTGTCATGGGAGCGCTTGGAGGTAAGGGAAGCAGAGCCAAGCTTGATCAGTTTCTCCCGTATGAACTGGATGATGGCACATCAACATTGAGGGCATCTACGAAAGAAGCCCTGGAATGGGCATTGAAAAATCAAAAAATGCCTACTGTAGTTGTTGGAATGATTGGCGCTGAACTTGCTTGAAAATGTTAGATTGGAGCTATTATGGCTTAATTAATAATGGCCTATCAGCTTCGCTTTGAGAGTAATGCATTTCGAGCTGATAGCGCAATTGGCAGACTTCTTGATGGATTATCTGCATTGTCAAGAAACGCAAGGCGGTTCGCTGGTGCGCAAATAACTGAATATGAAGGAAACGAGCTTCGTCAACTAAGGGGCATTAACGGTCGCACTTTTGAAAGGGCGATGGATTGGGCTGATAAAGATTTTGATCAGCAAATGGCAAGCGAAAAATGGCCACTCACTGGAGATTGGCCAAATAGGACCAGGAGGAAAAATGGCGAAGTAGTTGGTAGTCCGCGCGATATTATCGACACTGGCGCACTGTTGCAAAGTAAAAAACGAGATCCAATTAGCTCTAGTATTACTGAATTCATTTGGGAAGACGACGTAGCGCAGGGCGTACACGATGGAATGGTTGCCAAATCTGGCAAGAGACTTCCCGCTCGCCCATGGACAGAACCAACATTAGACAGCATTGAAGGGATCATTAATACCATGATCAATCGTGAGGGGCGCTAATCATGGCACGTTACACAATTGACTTTACGACTAACGCCAGTAGAATTGTTCGTGAAATTGAAGCAGTTAACAGAAAAGTTGCGCAAGTAGCTCGCACTGGTAAAAGCGTACAAATCAAGCTTGATGCTGCTCCTTTGCAGGCGGGTTTGAATGCAACATTTAGGCAGTTAGATAAGCAGATAGAAAACATGCAACGCAAGCTTTCTCGCTTGCAAATTGGATCAGGGGCTTTTCGTTCTACTGCTGCTAGTTTGGGTTTTAGAGAAGGCCAAAGAGAGCGCGGTCAGCTTGCTGCTGAGCCATTGCGCCTTCGCGGGCAAGCGCAATCTTTTGACGAAGCAAGCCTTGTCCGTCTAAACAAAGAGTTGCAAGCAGCTCGAATTGAAGCTTCGCAATTGGCGCCGAATACGGCGCCTTGGATTGATTTGCAAAGGCAAATTGGACAAATCAATTCCCAGCTCAAAGCGACAGATCGCCTCGCTGAAAGCATTCAAATGCAAGAAAGCCTAGGCGCATTTGCGCCTGGCAGTTTGAATGCGCTTGAAGCAAAACTTATTGTATTGCGAAATAGAGCAAGAGAAATCTCTCCTTCCGGAGAAACCTTGCGTGAATGGAAAAAACTGAACAAAGAGATTCTTGACACAGAAGGAGCCATTGAAAAACAAACTCGCCGTCCCCTTACTGGCGGGCAACGCCTAGGCGCCGCTGGTGGCGCATTCCTCTATGGAGGAGGCTTGGGAGGAGGCGTTGGCAGTGCCGTTGGCGGCATTGCTGGCGGTTTAATGGGAGGCGTTCCTGGAGCATTTGCAGGCGCTGCTTTTGGTCAGCTAGCAGACAATCTTGGCACAATGGCTGCGGGCGCAACAAACACCGCTGCGACCATTCAACAATTGCAACGTGGACTCGCTCTCGCTTCCATTGACGCTGCCGATTTTGCTGAAGCGCAAAAAGCAATCGCAGAAAGTAGTAATACCCTCGTGGTCCCCATTGAACGGGTGTATCGTCAATTCACTCAATTGAGGGTTAATACCAAACAGTACGGACTAAGTGTTCAAGAAACTCAGCAAATTTTAGAAGGCGTTGTACTGGCCGTATCTTCCGTTGGTGGCTCCATGGAAGATGTTGATGGTGCCATGCGAGCAGTGGTGCAAATCTTCAGCAAGGGCAGCGTACAAGCAGAGGAGCTTCGCGGTCAATTGGGAGAAAGATTCCCTGGGGCTGTGGTTAAGTTTGCGCAAGCAAACAAAATGAGCTTTGATGAGCTGCAAGGCGCACTTGAGCAAGGCAAGGTAACAGTTGGTGATTTTGTTGATTTCGCTAAAAAGAATTACGAAGACTATGCAAAGTTTTCAGAGAGATTAGCGACTGGTCCTGAATTTGCTGGGCGTCGCCTTGAGAAGGCGATGAATGACATGCAGATTGCTATTGGATCTGCGTTAGGGCCAGCGGGCGCAGTATTTCAAGATTTCTTTGCTGAAACGATTTCTGGTTTTAGCAACTGGGCGAATCAAAACAAAGAATTTATTGCGCAGTATCTTAGAGACTGGGCCGTTCTGGCAACGGATTTTGCCAGAATTGTTGGAAGTATTTTGAAAGTTGCTGTGCAAGTTAGCACAGCAATTACAAGGGCATTTAGTGGCGCTATTAGGGAGATAAGGCGTTTGCTTGGCATGGTTGGAGTGGCTGAGATAAAGGCTGAGCTTGACAAAGTAAATGCTCAAATTGCTGCTGGTCAAACTGGAGGAAGAAGGAGAGGTGCCGCGCAGAGCCCACTAGAGACGAGGCGTCAGCAGCTTCAGGCTCAATTTGCTGCTGCTGGTGGCCAAGCTGCCCTTGACGCCGCTTCCGCTCCTGGCGGAAAGGATTTTACTTTTGGCGGGCCAGGGGCAGGCATGAGCCTAGACGGAGGATCGGGCGCAGGAAAAGGAAGGAAAACCAAAGAACTAAAAGACTTTGAAAACAACGTTACACGAGAACTTCAGCGTAGGCTTGAATTGAGCAAGAAATATATTGACTTAAATGCAGAGCTTACCACGTCGCAAAAAGAATTAAGGAAAGCCGAACTGGATTATTCTTATGGCATAGCTATTGCTCAAGCTCAATATGACGAAGGCAAAAAGAAAGTAAATGAATACAAAGAATCGCAGCGGGGATTGGCTCAACAGTATCTGGACAACCTTGCCATCATTGATCGAGATAATGTCACCGCCGACTACAGAAAAGCTTTGCTTGGCGACTTGATCTCGCTAGCGGATAACTATGAGAAAAGTATTGCTGATTTAGACGATAGCATTGCTGCATTGACTTCTGGGCAAGAAAATTTATCGGAAGCGCAAAAACTAGAGAATTCAATTGCGAGAAAGACAGTTGGATATAATGAAGAGCAACTAGAGATCATCAAGCCATTTCTTGATCTTGTGCGGCGTCTAGCCAAAGTAAAGGATGAAAGACTTAAAACAGAAAAAGATCTCAATGCTACGCTAGAGGCTCAAAATAAGCTTGAAAAAGAAATATTGGCTCCCCTTCGCGATCAAATAGCGTTGCTGCGCACTGTTAACACAGAAGAGGCAAAGCGTCTAGAAATTAGGCAGAAATATCCAAGTCTCAAAGACGAGGACATAAACAGAATATATCAGCTAGAGAAGGTTCGCGAGAATATTGAAGCCACTCGCCAAATCATTGATGGTTTTGTAACCGACACATCTTCTGACTATAAGGGCTTCCTCAAGCAAGTCATTAGTGGTGAAGATGCGGCGGACGCCCTTAAGAAATTCCAAGAAGGCCTCAAGGATAGGGTGCTTACAATTTTCCTTGATTTCACCATGGCGCCCGTGGAGAAATTCTTCAAGGAAGCACTGGGGGGCAATATTATCAACGCTCTATTTCCCAAAACAAAAGAAGAAGAGCAACCCGCAGAAAAAGCCAACACTCCACTGGGGGAGAATACTGCCGCATTAGGCAAGGCCACTACTGCAATTGATAGTCTCACAAGTGCTATTCAAGGAGCGGGCGCAGCGCCCTCAACAAGCGTTCCTCAAGCGGCTGCAAATGGATTACCAGGCATGTCCGCTATTGTTCAAGGAGTTGATGTGCCAATTGATCAAATGCCTGCGGGAATGCAATTCGCTGATCTTGAGCAAAGCGCCGCGCAATACAAAGAAAGCTTGTCTAGCGTTAATCAAGCAATTTCAGAAAAAGCAGAAGAAGCTGGTCCCAATGGAACTGCTGGTGCAAAATGGCAAGAAGCTTTGGGTCAGACCGTTCAAGGTATTGGTATCGCTGCTGGCTCCATCATGGGAATCATGGCTGGCATCAAGCAAATTGAAGAGGGCGGCACATCGAACGTTCTTGGAGGCATTGGAAGCATCCTCTTAAGCGTTGGTGGGGCTATTGGAGGCTTTGCGGGCATGTTTAAGCAGGCAGGAAAGGCTGCTAATGGTGCCGTATGGAAAGGAGGTTTTCAAGCTTTTGCTAATGGTGGCATGGTAACTGGCCCCACACTTGGTCTTATTGGCGAAGGTAAGTACAACGAAGCTATTGTCCCTCTTCCCGATGGCAAGAGCATTCCAGTGCAAATGCGTGGTCAACAATCTTCTCGCGATCTTCTTTCCAATGGAGCCACAAGTCAACAATCTTCCCCCGTGCTTTCCATGAGCTTCCAAACTACTAAATTTGGCGACAGGGAATACGTGGATGTGGCACAGCTTCAAGCAGCAATGGCTGAAACCCGTAAAATGGCTGCTCGTGACGGTGCCAATCGTGGAGCTTCGCTAGCCTTAGACAAGCTTCAGAATTCTCCTTCTGCTCGTCGTAAAGTGGGTATGCGTTAATCATGGCAGACTTTCCTTCTAACGTTTCTCCCGCTCGCAAAGTGGATGACATCAAGGCGAATGATGCAATTCGCCCCACGTCTCGTCGTTTTACGATGGGCGCCTATCCAGTGAAAGCTTATACAAGCTTGTCTGGTAAAACTGTTCGCAGAAGTTTTGGCAATAAAGCATCGGGCTATACGCTTGAACTAACGTTTGAAAACGTAGATGAAGGTGTGCTTAATACTATTTTTGATCACTACCATGGTCAATATGGCTCCACTGAAGGATTTCGCATTCCAAGGGAATTGTTTTCTGGCTACAAAAAAGATGAGACGTTCGATAACTTTCGCACTATTCCCAATGTGGAATGGTTTTATGCTGATTCCCCGCAAGTAGAAAGTACAGTGTTAGCGCTTAACACCATTTCCATTACTTTCATTGGAGATTTGGTATGACGACCATTCGTGCTGCTCAATTTTTTGAGCTAATTATGTACGACAGTAATGGAAATAAGACCAGCACAAACCACTACCAGAATTATTTCATTGGCGAAACAAAACAAGTGCCAGGAAGTAGTGTCAAATATACTTTCGCTCCATTTCGCATTGAAGGAACCGTAGCCAATATTGGCGGAGACAATGCAATGATGCAGCTTTTGCTGCCAAATGATGCATTTGCTATGCGCATCGTGGAGCAAGGCAATGGAAACAGGCTCAGTCGTCTCACTTTGACTACTTACTGGCTTAATGCCGTGAATGCATTTACAGGAGCGTCCTATACGGAGCAGTATATTGGCATTGGCTCTGCTTTTTCCGACACTACCATTGAAATGCGATTTAGAAGCTCAATGGACAGTGTGGGAGGACAATTTCCCCGCGCCACTTTTTCTCGTAGTTTAGTTGGACCATTGCCGACAAGTGCGGAAATTTCACTGCGATGAGCTTTGTTTGTTTCAATGATTTAATTGGTCTTCCGTATCAATGGCGGAAGAAGCCGAATGAAGGGGCCACTGATTGCTTGCAGCTAATGAGCGAAGCAAGAAGAAGGCTTGGCCTTTATGATTATTCGCGAGATTTTGAATGGATATATGAGAAATGGGAAGAAGAGAAATTTCCTGGTGCATTGATTGCAAGATGGATGAAAGAAAATGCAGATCAGTGCGATGCTCGCATTGGGGCGATGGGTTATTTATGTGGCAACACTGGAGGACTAGCTTTGGGCACAGTCGTTGATGATGATAGTTTTCTTTTCATTTCAGCGGGGGAGAAAGTTGTAAGGGCGAAGTTGTATAATTTGCCTAGAATACGTCTTTATTGGGGCAAGAAGGATGGCGGGGAATAGTTCTAATGATCGCCCGTTGCTTCCTTATGAACATGGTTTAATTGAAGCTCTTGGCGTAACGAAGCAAGAATATCTTGATTTTGTTTGTGCGAAGCAAGAATATATTGATGCGAAACAAGGCACTGTTTTTGACATTAGGAATGCGCCTGCTGGCACCATTGCTTTAGTCCTTACAATTATCGGCACTATCTTGCAAGTGGCAGCAGCATTGCTTGCTCCACAGCCAGAACAGCCGAGAGGACAGGGGCGCAACACTAGAGAGCAGCGTGCAGTGCCGCGCTTTGGCTTCAATGGTGTTCAGGAAGTATCTCGCTATGGAGAGCCAGTAGGGCTTGTCTATACCAACACGGATCAAAACCGTAATGGTGGCGTCAGGCTTTCTACGTTGCTTCTGTGGAGCGCCGTATTGAGCTATGGCGGCTCACAGTTCATGCAGCTCATGCTTTCCATCGGAGCATCCACCGTTGAAGAGATCAAGCCTGAGCGCACTGCAGTGGGCCAGCTTCCTTTCGATCAAGTGGTGAGAAGTAAGGCATGGCTGTATTTTAGTGATAATGGCGCCACCACTTATCAGGATTTCACTCCCATTGGAGACATTTCTGTCAATGCCTTCAAAGAAGATCCTACGTGGTATGGCAACTCTGCAAATGTTACAACTGCTGCTTTGTCCCATGCCCAGTCCAACAAGAAAGGCTTTAGTCAATCTTACGCTCCCACTACTAGCAATACTTGCAGCATCACTGGCATTGTTCCCATTCGCCCAAAAGCAATTGAACTAAAAGGCAATGGAGGACGAGATCCCAGTGATTTTGTTCCCATTTCAATTAGTGGCACTCAAGGATATTGGGAAGGGACAAATAATCGACCAAACTTTCCAAAGGATGGAGAAATTGTTGTCACTATTGCTAGTACTACTAGCAACAGCTTGAAAGGGGCAGACGGTCGCGAAGCCATTGAAAGCATTTTGAGGAACGCAGCGGCAGTATTTGATGATGGGTCTTTGTATAAACTTGGCGGGGCTATTTTTAGGGCAAAGAAAGTGGCCTACACGGATGATAGGCGCGGAGAAATTGAATTTAGTTCTCTCAAGGCCACATTAGTTTGTGAAACGTCGGGGCCGATGCCAAGCATTGGTTACAACGAGGCGTGGAATGGCAAGGACGAAGGGCAAGACAGGGTGAAGTATCAGGAGCAGATTTCAGAGAAAGAGCAGACTATTGTCCTTCTAAATCAGCAAATAGCAGACATTGAGGAAGATCTAGAAGCAAGCTTTTTTTA